CCGGCGCAGCAGCAGGCCTACGCCCCTCCGGCGCAGCAGCAGGCCTACGCCCCTCCGGCGCAGCAGCAGGCCTACGCCCCTCCGGCGCAGCAGCAGGCCTACGCCCCTCCGGCGCAGCAGCAGAGTGCGCCGGGAAACGGAGTTGCGCCTATTGCGGAATCGCCCGGACACTTACCGGCGGGTTCGAGTGGAGTGATGGGCGATGGACATGTGACGACTGCCCATCGTTCTGACACGGGTTTTACTCCGCCGAGGCTCCCAGATGTGGGCGCCCCGGTTGCCCCGGCCGCAGGGACAGAAGCCCCTGCCCCTACACCTGCCACAGCGAGTGGAGCCAGCGACTCGGGGGAGATTGTATCCCCTGGTAGTTCTCCGCTCGTGGGTTTTGCAACCGGAGAGGCGCAGTAACAGTAGACACGGCGCGCTCAGAAGGGCGCGCCGCCCATCTCTAACTCATAAGGAATGCAGTAATGACACATCCCGCAATCGGAAAGCGTTGTATTGTCCGCACTTATGCTTCCGGCGTACATCTCGCAACCGTTAAATCGGTTGAAAATGGCGCCATGTTCAGCCGCGCAACACTGTGCGACGTGCGGCGCATCCGGTATTGGTATGGGGCGCGCAGCCTGTCAGAGTTGGCAATTAACGGGCTCGACACGGATAAATCCCAGGTCCACATTAATGTGCCAGAACAGTACATTGAGGACTGCATAGAGTTTATCCCCGCCAGTTCTGAGGCCATCGCCAGCATTGAAGCAGCGACCAACGAATCGAAGTAGCGGAAAGCCGCCCGGAAAACCGGGCGGCTTAACATTTTCGGAGGACGGACGAACAATGGATAAAAACGACGGCCACTGCCGTGGCCACGGCAGTGGCCACGGCGACGGCAGCGGCAACGGCAGCGGCAGCGGCTACGGCCACGGCAACGGCAACGGCAGCGGCAGCGGCTACGGCCACGGCTACGGCCACGGCTACGGCGACGGCGACGGCGACGGCAGTGGCCACGGCAGTGGCAACGGCAGCGGCAGCGGCCACGGCGACGGCGACGGCAACGGCAACGGCAGCGGCAGCGGCTACGGCCACGGCTACGGCGACGGCGACGGCGACGGCAGTGGCCACGGCAGCGGCAACGGCAGCGGCAGCGGCTACGGCCACGGCGACGGCTGAGCAGGAAGCCGCCCGATACGTCGGGCGGCGCTTCTTTCTGTGGAGGCGGAAAGTGATGATGATTTTTATAGACAATGAGGCGGACGTGCGCCGCCATCTCGGCCAATGCCGGGCGGAGGCGAAAACCTCTTACGAACGCGCGTGGGACATGATTGAAGCGGCTAACAGCCGCTCCGCGAACACCCCTGACATCCGTATCGACTGGCGTTGCAAGGTTTGGGCGCGCGACAATCACAAAGCGCGTCTCACGGCGCAGGCGGCTGTTGAGAACAGTACGGCTGTAAAAGCCGCCCGCAAACTGGCGGACAAGGCGCGGTCATCCGGTTCGCTCCGGGACTACGCCAAGGCCGTTGCCGCCCGGATAGTAACCGAAGAAAGCGTCTGGGAAGTTGCCTACGGGCGCGCCATGCCCAAGACATGGAGGCTCAAGTCGTGAGACACAGCCGTATTTACTGGATTTTACGCCGCATTTGGAAGGAATGGAGCAATTGGGGCGTGTGCTCTTGTTGTGGGAAATTTGTTTTCCGGCGTATTCACACCATGCCCGCCAGATCAACAGGCGAATGTGATCTCTGCAAGATTTGCCACGATATTAATGAAAAAGAGTGGGAAGCCGCATGGGACGAATATTATTCGGAGAGATTGTAAATGCTATATGATTTAGAGACTTTCCCAAATTGCTTCCTCGCTGGGTTCCTCCCTGTTGACGGTGACGAGGTTCGAATATTCGAGATAAGCGACAGGAAACGCGAAAATAACGCCTTGTGGCATTACGTTGCAGGCCTAAGTCGCATGATAGGCTTTAACAATATGAGCTTTGACTGGCCCGTCATGGATTTCTTCATGCGTAATTCGGACTCGGACGCGTCCAAGCTCTACGCCGTGGCGATGACGCTCATTGGAGGCGACGACCGGAACGCCAACGTGATCTGGCGGCCGGAGATCCCGCAGATCGATCTGTTCCGCATGCATCATTTCGACAACCCCGCCCGCTCTACGAGCCTCAAGAAGTTGGAATTCAACATGCGGAGCGAGCTGGTGCAGTCCCTTCCGTTTGAGAATGGCATGCATCTGAGTTGGGCGGAAATGGACGTGTTGCGGGAATACAACGCGCATGATCTGCGCCAGACGAAAAAATTCTGGGGACTCTCCGCCCCCATGATCGAGCTGCGCGAGGCGATCAACCCGAAGTGGATCAACCAAAGCGATACCGGACTCGGCAGGAAATTTTTCGAGCAGCGACTTGAAGAGCTGGGAATTGCCCTCAAGAAGGGCGGAACATTCCGCCCGGAAGGCGTCTACCTGGACGAAGTCATTTTCCCGTACCTACAGTTCAAAACACCCGCCCTGCAAGAGGCGAGGCGGGTTATGGAGCGGGTCCATGTGCTGGATCAGGTCCAGGAAGACGGCAAGACAAAACGATTTGTGACGCGGGAGGGCGAACCGTTCAAGAGCCACAGCTTCGAGTTTGCCGGGCTGACAGTCACAATGGGCATAGGCGGTTTGCACGCGTCGATGGAGTCGGTTGTCCTTACGGATTGCGACATTGAGGACATTGACGCCACGTCTTTCTATCCTACCGTGTCTATCGTCAACCGCATTTACCCGGAGCATCTCGGTGAAGAATTTTGTGATCTGTACGGAGGACTAAAGACCGAGCGGCTCAAATTCGCCAAGGGAACATCGCCGAACGAAATTCTTAAGAGAGCATTAAACAGCGTTTTCGGCTCAGGGGGCTCAGACTATACTTGCTTTTATGACCTAAAGTACTTTCTTGGGACGACAATCAACGGTCAGTTCTTGCTGTTGTCCCTCACGGAGCTTTTGATAACTGTCCCCGGATTGAGGGTTGTTCAGATCAACACGGACGGCATAACGGTCATTATTCCGGACGGCCAACGTCCACAAGTCAAGTATTTGTGCGATTTGTGGGCCAAGGCCACAAGAATAGACCTTGAATTCAACACGTATTCTCGTATGTGGCTGCGGGATGTGAACAACTATATTGCTGAGTACAAAGAAACAGGAAAGCGCAAGCGCAAGGGCTGTTACGAGTCCGTGCGCGGATGGCACCAAAACCAGTCCATGCCAATCGTCGCGCGGGCTGCGGAAGCATGCATGTGCGACGGGGTCGATGTGGAAGATTACATTTCGGCCAACGATGCATGCGGTTGGGACTTCATGCTCCGCTTGGACCTATCGCGGGAGTCTCACCTCTTACTTGGCGACGGTCAGAAGATGTACGGCGTAACCCGCTACTACGTCAGCGAGGAGGGCCACACGGCGACGAAGATCATGCCGAACACCACCACCCGCATTCACGGCAAGGGGCATGCTGATGTGGTGAAAGAGCCGGTGACATGGACGTGCCAGGTTTGCGGAAAGGTCTTTCCGACAAAAACCGCATGGACTCAACACGTTAAAGACGTGCTGCATAATAAAAAGGAGGCCACGGTCAAACAGAAACCCGCCGCCTGGAAATGTTCCGCTTGCGGTAAGGTCTTTCCGACAAAAGGCGCATGGTCCGAGCATGCAGACGCCGAACATGCAAGTAAGATCGTGCTCGCTCAAGAATATCATGGCGAAGCAATAGATTACGATATGAGATTTTACGCTAACGAGGCAAGAAAGCTGGTGATAGAGAATGATTAAAATTCGTAAAGATGGGCATAATTCTTACAGTCTCGTATGTGACGACCCAACAGGGTTGGCGCTGGGAATGCATACTGTGATCCGCGATGGAGTCGTATTGAGACATTCCATTGTTGCGTGTCGTAACGGCGTTAAAGTGTGGAGGTTGGATTATAAAACCGAAAGAGATTGCGAACAGGAAATGCGGGATATTCGTATCTGGCTTGATGATTTAGTATCTGGAATAGGCAACCATCCCTTGTACTACACCGAAGCTTGTGAAGTAACACTTTTTAATGAGGTGATACAGAATGACTAAAAGTTACAGGGTTGAAATGCACCTGAAAGGTGGAACAGTAATGAACTTCAACTTCAAAGATGAAAACGGGCCGATTGGTGTTTTGAAAGAAGTTGTAAAAAGTTTTGAGGGTAACACTTGGCAATTTTTTGATGATAACGGGAAAGAGGCAACCCTTGTCCGTATTTCTGAAATTGAATTTATGAAGGTTGTGGAGAATGATTGACAGGTCGATAATATTCGTAACGGCAGGACTTTACCTCATCGGACTGCCTACATATGCCGGTTATCTGGCGTTGTTCTATGGAATAACGCTGTTTCTCATAATGACATTTTTTGAGGCGATAGGGAGATAAAAATGGAACATGTGAAACTTGCCAGTGACGTCTGTGCGGAGAGTTACTTCGTCGACTGGCTCAAGGAGCGCTATCCAAATGTGACCGTGGAAACGAGCGATGAACCGGTATCGTTTATCGACGGATTACCAGATTGCAGGCGTGTGGTGGATAAGCTGTGGGATGAGTTTTCCGGGTATGTCCCGGAAAGCGAAAGACCGGCCGCAATATTGCCCATAGAGCATATATGGGACGGGGAGTTTTGGGAGGCGCACGCCCCTTACGGGCCGTATTGCAAAGGGTACGGTCACACCCCAGAACAGGCAACGGAAGTGCTTATGCTGCGGCTTGAGGGGCGGAAGACCTTCTGGAGCTTCAATAAACTCCAGGCGGATTTCTCGGAACTCGGTATCAACCACGCCATTGTCCGTGCGATCGTGAAGCACGGCGTTTATACAACCGCCCAACTGAGGGGTTTGACCAGATTACAAGCAAAGCTGCTTGATGTTATTCTTGGAGCCAAAGGACGCATCCTGTATTGGCATGGCGGCGCGGATTAACGCCGCCACACCTATCATACTAAGGTTGTACAATTGGAGCGCGCAACCCTTTTGCTTCAATGCGTTCGACGGCCCGGCCCAGTTTGATCTGCTCGTGAAGCAGTTGCTTCACGTCACCGCGAACTTCTGAAACAGTTTCTTTCAGCTCTTCGTGCCTATCTTCAACGTGAGCCTTGAAGATATTGAATTCGGCAACGTGGACAATCCCGTCGATAAAACCGTACCCCGCCAAAAAGCCGTAGCCGCCCAGAAATATTCCGGCTACGGCGGCAAGCCCGGGCCAATGTTTGACGACGTACAGAAACATTGACGGTTCCAAGATGCCATGACGCAATGGCCGCTCGTCCATGCTCGGCTCCCCTGTCGCTGAGTGTGGGCAGGCCGGGCGCCTCCCCAGAAGCGCCCGGCCACTCGATTACGCGGCGGGAGTGTTGGCGGCGACGGCCTCAGCCAGCGCGGCGCCGTGAGTGTCCAATTCGAGCGCCAGCGCATCAATGCTCGCCTGAAGCGCCGCGCTATCCTGCCCTGCGGCTTCAACGGCGGCTTTGAGGCGGGTCGATAGACTGGCGATCAGCACGGCCGCCGAGTCGATTACGGTGTTCTTTTCGGCGACGATGGCCGCAAGCTTCGAAATGTCGATCATAGGATTTATTCCCCTGTCAGTTGTTAGATGAGAATCGAACTTAGCTTGCCGGGACGGCATCCGCAACCGGCGCCGGAGCTTTCGCCTTGTCCATCTCGGCGGCCATCTGCGTGACCTGCTCAGTCAGCGCCACGAGCTGCGCAATCGTGTTGGCATTCGACCCGCCCGTGATGTGGAGTTGGTTAAGTACACCGGCCAGGATGGCGATGGGGCCGCCAAGCGCGGCAATCGTGTGGATTGCATCCGCGCCGAACGATTGCGCGCCCAGCACAGTCAGCGCCGCGCCAATGATAGTGGCGACGAAATTCGTTCCCGTGGTTGTCGGAGACACAACAACCCCCGCCCCCGATGTGCTGGGCGTGGTTAGAGCGTTCACGGCAAGCATGCCGAGAGAGATTAGACCCTGAAACATGACAGCAATCCCCAGTTGTTTGTCAGTAGCTCCGGCGTCATAGTGACCATCCGAAGTGTATTTCCCTGTACTATACTGATTTGTTCCCGCCCATACATACGGGCTTGGAACCCCTCGATTTCTATACCCTGCCCCATTGAACACTTCCGCTGCCCAAAGAGCGCGGGGTATAGACCAATCCGTTATTTTATGGAACCCCTCATGGACAAGGGCGTCAACCGCCCCGTCTTCGAAGGTCTTGAACGGTCCCCGCCCCTTTGGGACGAGGTTGGTTACTCGGTCTAGCGGTTCTCCGTTGCCGAGATAGGTGGTCATGTCGCCTGAGCTTTCACGCTCGTGCAGACACATTATCAGCCACCACGGGACACCTGTTCGCCGCTGAACTTCGACATAACGCGCTTTGTTTTTAGTTAATTTCAACAGGCGCGCCTTTGCCGCGACAAGTCTTAACGGCTTGGCTTTATTCCACTTTTCGAGAATTTCAGTACTGTTGTAAATCATCCTCTTTACATCAAGATGTTTCAAGATTAGCCTTTAGCCTCAACATCTTATAGGAAACCCCACCGTGAGTGAATTCAAAATGGATCCCATCAGCACGATTGTCGCGGCCTATCTGGCCCACCGTCAGGACGATATGTCTCTGAACGAGTTGCAAGATTTAATTCTGACAACCCGGCGCGGGCTTGACGCCGATATCAGCGAGCAGAAGCCGAAACACGCCGCAATGAAGACGGCGCAGGAGGTCAAGGCCAGCATTAAGCCGGGAGGGCTCGTAAGTTTTGAAGACGGGGGAACGTACAAGACCCTTAAGCGGCATCTGACGACATTGGGAATGACGCCAGAACAGTACCGGGAGAAACACGGCTTGCCGGTGGATTACCCCATGGTTTCCCGCGAATACTCCAAGAGACGCTCTCAACTGGCGAAGACGATGGGTTTAGGCTTGCGGCGGTCAGCCTAGCGGTATTTGACCATTTTGGCGTGAAATTGACACAAACTTCCCTTCGTCGCTCGCGCGGAACACTGTACGCCCGTGGAAACATTCCGGGCGCTACAGCGCGGGCGGCGCTTGTGTTTCGGTTCGCGCCACGCCAAGTCTTCTTCCAGTTGCGCGCGGGCAATGTCCACTTCCAGACGGGCAGCGAGTTTGGCAATGTCTTTCATCGTGTGGGTTCATCCAGTTTCGCTCAAAATTCCACGCGGGCGCTCTCTGCCGTGTCCCGGCCAAGAGGCGTTCGCCCGCGCCATAGCCGAAGGCGCCCGGCCCACGGCCGCATACGAGCGAGCGGGGTTTGAACCCGCCCCTAGCGAACGCGAGACGATTATACGGTGCAAGGCGCTCATACGCGCCAAGCAGATAAGGAGGCGGGTTGCGGAATGGAAGGTGGAGATTCTGGAAGCCCGCGCCAAGTCCGCCCGCAGCAAAGAAGAGGCGGAAACGGTCACGACGGGGGAGCTTACTGTCATGCTCAAACGTTGCTATACGACGGCCCTTGAGGGCCTGGAAACACCCCAGGTGTCGGCGGCGGTTACCGCCGCCATGGGTCTCGCCAAGCTGCACGGCAGGCTCACGGAACGTCACGAAGTTAGCGTGACTCAGACGCTCGCGGTCATGTCTGATGAGGATCTGGACGCGCTCATTTTGGAGCTGTCAGCCGGTGCTTCTTAAGACGCTGCGAACGGCGCGCGATCGGCGCCAAGCGCTCGCCGCCGCCCTCCATGAAAAACGCCTGCGGAAGCTCCGGGAAGATCACGCGGCGTCTCTTATGGCGTTCGTCCGCTACTTTTGGGGTGTATTGGAGCCCGACGCGAAGTTTCAAGAGGGTTGGGCTCTAGAAGCCATGGCGCTTCATCTGGAGGCTGTAGCGGACGGAATTATAACTAGACTTTTAATAAATGTTCCGCCGGGCAGCTGCAAATCGCTTTTGACGTCAGTATACTTTCCTTTGTGGCTGTGGTCGGCGTGCGCCCGGCCAGGCGTGCGGTTCCTCGCCCTGTCATACGCGGCGAATCTGACAGAGCGCGACAACCGCAAAATTTTGGACATTATTCGTTCCGAAAAGTTCCAAGAACTGTACGGCCATGAATTTAAAATGACCAAAACGGGAGAGGAACTTATTCAGAATGATCGTACAGGTATAAAGCAAGCAAGTTCCATACGCGGTACAGTAACAGGCGCGCGGGCCGACATAGTCATTCTGGACGATCCAAACTCCATCAAAGAAATCGAATCAGATACTGTCCGGAAAGAAACCGCGCGTTTCTTCCTGGAAGCTCTTTCCAACCGCATTAACAATATGACCAAGTCGGCCATTATTGTCATTCAGCAACGCTGCCATGAAGACGATATATCTGGCGTCATCCTGTCGAATGAACTTCCCTACGTGCACCTGTATATCCCACTCCTTTACGAGGAAGGACGGGGTTGCGAGACAGTATTAGGGTGGAAAGACCCAAGAACTACTGAGGGTGAATGTTTTTGGGATAGTCGTTTTCCACCGGAGTCCATTGCATCATTTGAGGCAATGGGGGAATTTGCTTTCGCCGGTCAATATCAGCAAAGACCTGAACCACGCGGAGGTGGCATATTCAAACGAGAATACTGGAATAGTTGGGAGCCTGAAGACGGAATGTTTCCGGCGTTTGAGTATATTATCGCCTCTCTTGATCCGGCATACACCGATAATCAACAAAACGACCCTTCCGGTTTCGTCATTCTCGGATTGAATATTCAGGATAACGGCCATCCGCGCGTTTTTCTTATCAACGCGTGGCGCAAGCATCTGGTTTTGCGGGGGCCAAAGATTGCGCGCTGGCCCGGAGAGAGCGAGGCGTCATATCTGGCGCGGGCGCAACCGGCATGGGGCCTCATCGAATGGATAACGTATAGTTGCCGTCGATTTAAGGTCGATAAACTGCTTGTGGAGGCCAAAGCGAGCGGGATAACCGTTGTCCAAGAACTTGAGCGACTGTTGTTCGATCAGCAATTTGGAATTGAGCTTGTCAATCCGGGCCGCGCAGATAAGACTGTGAGAGCGCTTCGCGTAGAACCGCTGTTTGCCGCAGATATGGTCTGGCGCCCAATTCGCAAATGGAGCGACATGGTTGTTGACGAAATGGCGGCGTTCCCACGAGGCTCATTTGATGACTGTGTGACGCTACAACCCAAGGTTTATGGTATTTACGCAACGCCGGATTTTTGCAGCATCATGAAGAGCGCGCGGCGGAAGTTGCAGCGGCGGGGAGTCGCCCGCAATCGGCTGACCGGCCGCTTTATCCGTGTTGAGCGTCCGGTAGAGTACACACAAACTAGCACGACGCAACGCATTGGCGCGGGGAGTGTGCATGCTGTAAAACGATGGAGGCTTCCTTATGACAACAATAAATCAACACCAGTGCTTCATGACGCGGGCGGAAATGCTGTCGGCGGTTGTGTTGCATTGCCGAACAATAGCGGTGACTCTTGAACAATATTTGGCGGGCGGAGTCGAAACGCTTGATGTTGTGCGTGTTGAAGAATCGGCTTACCGCATATTGCAGCTCGCTCAAGGGGTTAAACAAGCTGCGGCCGCCGAGGAACGGCTTGCCGAATCCTTGCGCGCGGAGGCGCTGAACTGACATGGCGGAACTGGCGGACTATTTCAAACCTCACGACCCGTATGCTGCGCCCGGCGTATCGTTCAGCGACGACGCCATGTTTATTGATCAGCCAGACGGCGGGGTTGTTATCCAATTCACCCCCCGCGCCAGCAACTCAAACGAAAGCGCCAGAGATCACACCGCCAACCTCGCGGAGTTCGTGGCGGATTCCGAGCTCGCCACGCTGGCGGAATGGTTGCTGGAAGGAATCGAAGAGGACGACAGGAGTCGTCAGGAGTGGCTGCGCGACCGGGCGGCGGGAATCAAGCTTCTTGGCCTCAAGATCGAGGAACCGCGATCAGATTTGGCTTCATCAAGCGCGCCGATGGAAGGAATGTCCACCGTCCGCCATCCGATTTTGACGGAAGCTGTGCTCCATTTCCAGGCGAACGGGCGCGGGGAACTTTTGCCAGCGGACGGCCCCACGAAAACACGCGTGTGGGGCAAACAGACGGCAATGTCCGATGAATTGGCCGAGCAGTTGGAAATGGATATGAACTATTTCCTAACTAAAACGGCCACGGAATACGTTCCTGACACTGACAGAATGCTATTTATGGTCGGGTTTTCCGGCATGGCGTTCAAGAAAGTCAACAATTGCCCGCTGAAGCGCCGCCCTACATCTGTATGTGTGGACGCGGAACACCTCATCGTGGCCAATTCGGCCACGGATATACAAACGGCCCCCCGCGTCACACATGTTATCCCGATGCAACAGGTGACATACAAGCGCATGGTGCTGGCGGGGGTTTACCGGGACGTTTCCCTGACGCCACCCGACGCGCATATAAACCCGTTTGACGCAGCCGCCGCCCGTATGACCGGCGTGGACCTGAATATAACCCGCCCCGAAGATCAGGTTAGGACGATTTACGAGTGTTATACGGATATCGACCTGGAAGGCTTTGAGCACAGAGACGAAAACGGGGAAATTACAGGACTCCCGATACCGTACAGAGTTACAATCGAAAAAACATCTAGGCGAATACTTGAGATAAGGCGAGATTGGAAGGAAGGTGATAAGGACTATCTACGAAAGCGCACTTTCGTTCCCTTCGGTTTCGTCCCAGCGTTCGGATTTTACAACATTGGTCTACTCCAGATACTAGGGAACACATCCAGCGCTCTAACTGGCGCGTGGCGCCTGCTGCTCGACGCAGGCATGTTTAGCAACTTCCCTGGTTTTCTATACGCCAAAACCGGCGCCCGCCAGACGAACAACAATTTCCGAGTTCCGCCGGGCGGAGGCGCGCCCGTCGATGTTCCCGGCGGGACGCGGTTGCAGGACGCAATTATGGCGCTGCCGTACAAAGGGCCAGACCCCGCGCTCATGCAGCTTGCCGAGCAGGTTGCGGCTAGCGGTCAGCGGCTTGGCGGAACGGCGGAGCTTCCAACCGCCGAGGGGCGGGCTGACGTTCCGGTGGGCACAATGCTCGCGGCCATAGAGCAGGCGTCCAAAATTCTAGACGCCGTCCACAAGCGGATGTGCACGGCGCAAGGGACTGAAATTGAACTCATTTGCGACCTGTTGCGCGAAAACCCCTCTGCGTTGTGGATGGGAACGCCGAATACAAACGGATGGGACGAACAGAAGGTTCTGACGGCGTTCGCCCAATACAACATCATCCCCCGCAGCGATCCGAACACGCCCTCGCACGTCCATAGGTTGATGAAAGCCGCCGCTCTTGCACAGGTTGCCCAGCAAGCGCCTGTTGGCATTCTGGACCCTGTTGCGGTCATCAAACGGTTGCTCGCCATGATGCGGGTAGACGACGCGGACAGTCTGTTTGCCCCGCCCGCGCCGCCAGCCGCGAACGGGCCAAACCCGGACGTGCTTAAGGCCGACGCCGCCGCACAATCCAACGACGCCAAGCTGCAAGCGGCTAAACTTCAGGACGCCACGAAACGGCTTGACATTATGGCGCGCGCTCAGATGCAATCGGAAAAGCTGGCGCATGACAAACAAAATCAGCAAGTTGAAATGGCCAAAGAGCTAATCATTCATCCAGAAGGCGCGGCAATCTTGGGCAGCGATTTAGCGGGAACGGTTTAAATGCCACGTATTACAGAAGATATGATTCTTGAGAACATAGAAGGCGAACAGTATTATGTGTGGCCGGGAACACTGGTGACATGTTGCCTTCTGACTCTTAAGAACGGTTACAGCGTCGTTGGCGTTTCGGCATGCGCCGCCGCAAGCAACTTCAACGCTGATTTGGGAAAAGAACTTTCGCGCAAAGACGCCATGAGACAAATATGTCCTCTTATGGGTTACGAGTTGCGCACTCATCTTCACAAGACGGAACGGCCAAATGCCCCGCTCCCGCCCGTGAAGCCTGCAAAGAAAGGAAAGCCGGTATGAAGGACATAAAGGCGGCCGCCAAGGCGAGCCATATGCAGAAGGGCCGCGCCGTGACCGGAGGCGGTTACAAACCGCGCGCTGAAGGAGGCGGGGTCCATTCCGACGCGGCCATGGACGCCCGGCAAATTCGATCCATGGTCAAACCCGCTGCCCTAAAGCGGGCGGATGGGGGAATGGTTGGCGGAAGTCACAAAGGGCATAAGGGCGGAGCGGGCAAGTCAACGACCGTTATCAATGTCAACACGGCGCCGCCTGTGCCTCCAATCGCCCCGCCGGTTCCGGGCCTGGGCGCAATGCCCCCGCGCCTGCCCACGCCTCCAATCGCCCCGCCGCCTGGACTGGGCGCTCTCGGCGCGCCTGGCCCCGTGCCCCCAATGCGCAAACGCGGCGGAAAGGTTTGAGCATGGCGTCCGTGGCGGTTCGAAGGAAACGGAAGCGGCGCCGCACTGAAGAAATTCGGAGGCGCTTTCAGGACACTTGGCCGTTTTTGTCGGCTAAAGACACGTGTTCCGGTTGGATAAGGCGGCATTTCAAGCTTGATCAGGTTCGCGATGTATGGCTGGCCAGATCATACGCCGGAATGCGAATACATCCGCCGCGCAAGTTCACCAGGGCGGAAATGATGGCTGCGGAACGAGACTTGTTGCTCCCTGGTCTTGCCGCAGTTAGCAGTGCATTCCGAAAACTTAAACCAGGCTGGGCGCTTGAGCCCGCCAGCTATTACACAAACATAGGTGAATAACCATGGGACGTCGGAATCCAGAACGACGCGTTCATAAGGGCAACTCAGAGGCCCGTATTAACAGGGAAATACAGCTCTGCCGGGCGTCAAATGGCGCCCGGCGTTGCAGATGGCTCTACTTTCAGGATCGTAACCGCCGCTATCCAGTGGGCGTCATGCGCGAAATCCGGCGGAGGCACGGCGTGTAATGCAAAAAATTATCTGCATTGATTTTGACGGCGTTTTGCACGCCTACACCTCTGGTTGGCATGGGGCGGGGGTTGTCATGGACGGCCCAGTTCCTGGCGCCATGGGCGCGCTTATGGCCTACTGGCGTGCCGGGCTTAAGATAGCCGTCTATTCGTCTCGCTCAAGTCACCCTGACGGAATCGCCGCTATGAAAAGCGCAATTCGCAGTTGGGCGGTTGACGAGTTTGGCGCGGCTGAGTCCGAAGAAATGCTTGGCTCTATCGCCTACCCGGTCAATAAACCGCCAGCGTGGTTGACCATCGACGATAGAGCATTCGCGTTTCAAGGAGTGTTCCCGACGCCGGAAACCATCGACGCCTTCAAGCCCTGGAACAAACCATGAGCTTGCGCCTTCGCCAGTTTACCGCAGCATTCAACGACGCTTTGAACGTGCGCCGCCTGGAAGTGGCCGCGCAACTGTGTGAGGGCGTTTCCACGGAACAATACGTTAGAGACGTGGCCATGCTTCAAGGCATGGAAGAGGCTCGCGCGATAGCGAAACAAATTTACGATAAGTTGGCAGGTGATGATGTTGAAGAGTACACTAGACGCAATAAGTGACAAGTACCCTCAGCCAACCAAAGAGGCGCAGTCGCCTCAGAGGCATATTGACATTCGCGACATTGCATCCGCAGAAGATCAGCGCGCGTATTTTCTAGAGTTACTAAGTCCTGTTCTTAGTGAGCTGGAAGTATTTGGCTCTGATGTGCTGATTGCAACGTACATCGAACCGGAAAAGACCAAAGGCGGCATCATTCGTCCCGATACAAACCTTCGCGAAAGCATTTTCCAAGGCAAGGTTGGAGTGATGCTCAAGGCAGGGGAAGACGCTTTCCTGTTCAGGGGTTCTTTCCCATATCATACGAAGCGTAAGGGGGAGAATGAGCAAGATTACCTTGTTAGAGTTGAAAAGAACACCCCAAAACTCGGAGACTGGCTTTACTACAGAACATCAGATACATGGATGTGCAAGTTTAACGGTGTAAATTGCCGTTTAATACCGGACACTTGCATCAAGGGGCGCATCTCTAATCCAGATTTGATCTATTGAGGCCCAAATGACGCAGAAATTATCCAGACGAAAGAGGGCGTCAGAACTTCTTGACGCCGCCCCACCGGCGCCCGCTCCAGAGGATATCGAGATTGTTGACGACGCGCCGCCGGAAGGGGGCGCAGTCGTGCAGATCGAGGCGGGGGCGGAACCGGAGGAAACCGTAGAAAGCCTTCGCGAGCAGCTCGCTCGCGAACGGGAGGAAAAGCGCCAGCTCCTGGCCAGCAAGACGACGGCCGAACATGCGGCGACGAGCTACAGGCGAGAGGCAGACGGCGCGGCCGCCGAAGCGCTCAACGCCGCCCGTGCGGCGGTAGAGAACGGACTGCACTTGACGCAGTCAAACATCGCCGCAGCCCAGCGCGCCATCGCCGACAGCGCAGCGGCGGGGGATTGGATGCTATTTTCGGAAGCCCAAAAGAACCTTTCCGAAAACCTGGCCAAGCAAACGGAGCTTAACGCCGCCAAGGCGGAAATTGAGTATCGCGCCAAGAACCCCGCGCCGCGTCAACCCGTAGGAGATCCGGTGGAGGCGCAGATTGCGCAGTTCACGCCACAGTCGCAGGCGTGGCTGCGAAAAAACCGAGACGCAGTCTTTAAAGACGAGAAGTCGCAGATTCTCACGCGCAAGGGCCATGAAATGGCCGTTGAAGGCATGGGGTTAATCCCTGATTCACCGGAGTATTTTGCGTTCATGGACGATCACATCAATCGAACGATGCGCGGAGCTCCGCCGCCGCCCGCGTCAAAGGCGCCCGCTCGTGTCCCTGCCGCGCCTGTAAGCCCTGCCGCATTCGGCCAGGCTCCAACCCGGAAGGGGCAGATCTCGCTGACCGCCGAGCAGAAGCAAGCGGCCATCGAGACGCGGCCAGATTTGAGCCCTCAGCAAGCTATTCTTGTTTATGCTCAAGGGGTTGATACGATAAACGACGGCACGGGCACGAATCTCAGGTGGTCCGCCGCGAAATACCAGGGAGGCCGGACATGAACACGAATCCAGGAAGACGGGCGCCGCGCTCTATCGACGTCGAGACGCCGCCCCCGCCTGCGGAGGCAGCGGAGGCAAACGCCCAGCTCACGGCCATTATGGAGAGTCTGCAATTCCTGATGGCCGACAACGCCGCTATTAAAGCGAGGCTTGATGAGCGCGAATCCATACGCCCGGAAGTGCGTCAGCCTGCACGGGAATCTGCGCCAGGCGCGCTGGCGAGCGGGGAAATACGGGGGCGTGACGGTCAGATTGTTTCCAGACGTAACGATGACAGCATAAACCCGTTTGATCTTCCTCCGGAGTTTATCCAAAGAACAGCGGAAGACGGTTATGTCCTGGAGTGGAAGCGTGAAAGTACTTACGGTCAGCCAAATGATGACTATTTGTCACGGTTGAAGGATAACGGTTGGGAGGTTGTTCCGGCGTCTCGCATGCCCGGTCGATTTAGTGCCCGCGATGATGAAAACTACATCCGCCATCAAGGAATGATTTTGATGGAGCGTCGTTGGGAGCTTTGCGAAGCGGCGCGCGTCGAAGAGGCCAAGAAGGCCCGTTCGCAAGTGCTGATGAAACAGCAGAGCTGGGGAGTTGATTCGTCAAACGAAGCGGTGTTTAATACAACCGCGCCTAACGCAATGCAGCATACGCTATTGCGTCAGGCAGTTGAGCCTACCCCCGCGAGCTGGAAGCCGAATTTGCCGGTTGCGGGTGACGATTAAGGGTTTGCGTGCGTTGAAACGCCCCGCGCCGGTGGCCACTGGCGCGGGGGGAGTGTCCCGCCAAGAACCACGCAGAAAGCCGGATTGTCCCGCCCGCGCCGGGCGTTGAATTTCTGGCCTCACATGATCGGACTGTCCCGCCTCTTATGAGCGCGTTGAAGGTTCGGTGACTGCCCCTGCAAAACTTCGCGGTGCGAGATTTCACGCTGGCGTTTCGCCATCGCGGGGTTTGCCGGGCTAACAGTTTCCAAAACATGGAGTTATCCAAAGTGGCGAACACCAATACGCCGTTTGGACTTCGCCACTTAGGCGTCAGCGGCGCGGCGAGTCCAACGTTTGCATTAGGGCACGGCCCAGCGCCGTACAACAGCGCCGCGATCTATAAAGGGGATCCGGTCATGCGCCGGGCGGACGGCTATATCGTGCCGTGGACCAATGGCACGGCCGTTTCTCAGCTCGTGGGCATCTTCTGGGGGGCCAAGTGGGTCTCCAACGTGATGCAGCGCACAACGAACAACTCGTTTATCCCCGCCACATCCGACACGATCAGCCAGGCGGATTACGACCTCTATTACATCCCGTGCACGGGCTCTATCGCGCCGCTGTTCGTGGTCCAGGCGAACGGCTATGCGACTGGCACAACGCCGTATTCCCGCGCGGATATAGGCGCAACCGCCGACGTGGTCATGGGAACGGGCGCCATCGTGGGCGCGCTGGGCATGTCGAATGCATCGCTTTCGACCATCGCCACCACGGCAACACTGCCGTTCCGCGTCGAAGGCATGTGGAGCGATTTCGCCCCCGCCGGAACGCCGGGAACAGACAACACCTCGCCATACAACCTTGTCGTTGTTCGCGCGAACATCTATCAGGAGACGGGAATCTAAACTATGGCAATTAATTTAGCCGCAGAAAGAGACCTGCTTCTGCCGGGTCTTGCCGCGATCACCGGGCAATATCGAAATATCGAGCCGCAGTGGAAGCGGGTTTTCCGAACGATCACGTCGAAAATGCAAATTGAGCGTACTGCTCAGGTTCGCTATTTGCAGCTTGCCGCATTGAAAGATGAAGGTGCGCAAACCCTGTTTGACAACAACGCCGGTCAGCGTTGGATGTACAACATGGAACCTATTGAAGCCGGTCTTGGCTACGCAATCACTCGCAAGGCGATTGACGATAACCTGTACAAGTCGGACTTCAACCCGATGAATCTTGGTCTTGCAAAGAGCTTTGCGGACTACTGGGAAATCCAGGCGGCGAACGTCTTCAACTCGGCCGGAACGTACAACGCCAGTCTTGGCGGCGACGGTCAGCCCCTGTTGTCGAATGCTCATCCGCTCACGGAAACATCGCCGTTCGTGGGCGGCTCGTGGTCAAACCGCCCGGCGGTTGACGTCGATCTGAACGAGGCCACGCTTATTGCGGGACTGAAGGCTATCCGCTCCGGTTTCGTCAACGAAGCGGGATTGAAGGTCAGGGCGCGCGGCAAGACGCTCTGTGTCCCTGTCGCCCTGGAAGACGTGGCAATCCGTTTGATCAAGACGGACCTCCGGCCAGGAACAGCCGACAACGACGTGAACGCTATTCACTCCCTGTCGGGCGGCCTGCACGACTTCGAAGTATTCGACTACTTCACAAGCAATTTCGCATGGTTCATCAAAACCGATGTCGAAGGTCTCATCCATATAGACCGTGTACCGTTTGAATTAGACATGCACGTGGATTTTGTCACGGACAATTTGCTCGTCAAAGGTTATCAGCGAGCTGGTTTTTTCTCAAACGATCCAAGGTGTCTATACGGTTCTATGCCGACATCGTAACTTTGAAGGGCTCATCTAATGGCAAAAACTGCTTTCAGTGGCCCGCTGATTGTGTTCGGAAACGAGGCCACTCCGCCCGGAATGGCCGCACGATCCGACAATCAGAACCCGGACGCCGGGCCGTCCATGTTCTATGGCGGCGTGTGCACTCTGGACCCGCGCGCCTCATACACGTACTACCCTGGCCAGACTCCCAGTTCACCTCTGACTATCGGTTGGCTGGGCGGGGAGATCCAGGCGCTGGACTTCGCCCCGCTGGCCGCGGCAACGGCCAATCTGGCGGCTTTGCAGGGCAATACGAGCGGAACGCCGCTCACGCTCGTGACCACCAGCGCGGGCGATATAACCGTAGGCGACACGCTGCGCAACGCCGTGACGTTCGCCACGGTCACGGCGCACCGCATTGGGCCAAAACCGGCGGTTCTCCCCGCCGGGTCTACTGGAATGGTCAACATTTGGAACCCCGCCACGGTCACAAGCCGGGCCGTGTCGATCACGTCCGGGACAACCACGCTGGCGGGGATCACATACACTGTCAGGGGTTACGACGTTTACGGCTATCCCCAGACGGAAGCGATCACCGGGCCGGGCGCCGGGCTGACTGTGGCGGGAAAGAAGACGTGGAAGTGGATTGTGAGCGTAACGCCAAGCGCCACGAACGCCGCAACCGTGTCGATCGGGACCGCCGATATCTTCGGCCTTCCGTTGCGATGCGTATCGTTCCCTTACGTCAGATTGTATTGGGGCAACGTTGCACAGTTGGCCGCGACGTTCGCCGCCGCAGACATAACGTCTCCCGCCACTCCGTTAACCGGCGACGTGCGGGGAACATTCACGCCTGGAAGCGCCTCGAATGGTGTAACTCGCCTCGTGGCGTTCGTAAGCCTGCCTGCGGCGAGCATGGCCGTGACAACCAACGCCGCGCTTATCGCGGGCATGTACGGCGTGACGCCGGTTTAAAGGAGAGTCCGTATGAAGGGACGCAAGACACGTGAAGCGCCCAAAGACGCACGCAAACGCGGCGGGGCAGCGCCGGTTGAGGACGCGGGCGGCAATCCGGCGGTCATCAAAGAGGCCAAGGGCGCAAAGTCCATCGGCAAGATCGGCGGCATGAAGCCGCTCGCTCGCGGCGATCGGAAGCGCGGCGGCGCGGCCAAGCATGAAGCGCGGGAGTCCAAGAGCTATGAAGACGCCGAGGAACGCAAGTGCGGCGGCGCGGTGAAGCGCCGGGCGGATGGCGGTGGGGCTGACTCAAATCCGTACAGCTCGGCCGGTAAGCAACTGCGCAACTAAGGGGAGTCACGATGAGCAGACTCATTCAAGTGACGGTGGGGCCTCTCACGAGCGGAGCGGCGAACAACATTGCGTTGTCTCAGACCCCCCTCGCGGCTGGAAATCTCACTTTGAACGGAGCGCTTGTCGTGGGCGGCGTGGCGGTGCTGGATACGCCACGCCGCATCATCATCACGAGCGCAGGCAACGACAGCACCGCGACCTTCACGGCCTATGGCACGGACTGGAGCGGGCAACCCCTGCAAGCCAGCGTGGCGGGGGCCAATGTGGGCGCGGCTGATTTCGGCGTGTCGTTCGCCACCATAACCCGCATCGCCACAAACGCCGCCACGGCCGGTGCGGTCACGGTGGGGACAAATGGCGTGGCGGATTCCCGCCCCATCAGCCTCGACCCGTTCGGCTTCGGACCAACGCTCGTTCATGTCATTGCGACCGGGACGGTGGATTACACCGTGCGGAGCAGTCAGGATAACCCGAACGGGCTGTTTGGCTTTGGGACGCCAATCGGCCTCGCGGCCATGTCCTGGCTTCCAGATCCAAACCTGACGGGCATGTCAAGCAGCGCCCAGACGGCGTTTCCCGCTACACCCGCGTTTGTGCAGGTCACTCTCAATTCCGGGACAGGTTCGCTCAAGGCGACCGTGTCGCAAAACGCCTCACCGAGTATCTGATGTTGAAACGCGCCACTTTCACAGCCTTAAGCCTTCTGGCGGCAACCCCCGCCAGCGCTCAGACATCCACCGCCTGTCGTGTCGTGGCTTCGTGCGCGGGCATCACATACAGCGCGGGCAACATTAGCAGTTGCACGCAGGACACGACGGGCCAGCTCTGCACTGCGGCGGTTGTGTCGGCTACGGCGACCATTGCGCCGTTCACGCCATCGACGCAGGCGGTATTGAACGTCACCACGAGCACGGGCAACGTGGCCCTCCCCTCCGGGACATCGGCAATCCTCTGTAACAGCGGCTCTGTTCCCATCTATTACAAATTTGGCGGCGCGGGCGTTACAGCGGCGGTCACGGACATAAAATTGCCGTCCGGCATCTGCATCGCGGACGCGCCGGGCGCTGGCACATACATTGCCGCCATTACCGCAAGCTCAACCGCCACGCTCGATATCTCCGGCGGCGCGGGCCTTCCGGCGTTCGGAACAATCCCAGTCAGCGCGGGAAGCTCCACCAACCTCACCGGCATCAATGGCGCAACCCCGCTCACCGGCCTTGGCGTGGCGGGAACCGGTTCGCTCCGCGTCGCCGTGTCTTCGGACAGCACATATACGGTTGCCGCGACACAGTCGGGAACGTGGAATATTGGCACGGTGACAACGCTTCCAGGCGTCACACAGTCGGGGACGTGGACCGTCCAGCCCGGCAATACCGCCAACACAACGCCGTGGCTGGTCTCGCCTTCCGCCGGTGGGAATACAGCGGCGGTCAAAGCCGCGAGCACGGCAGCGACTGCGACAGATCCCGCGCTTGTGGTCGCGGTCAGCCCTAACAATACGGTTGCGGCGACACAGTCGGGAACATGGACCGTCCAGCCCGGCAACACCGCCAACACAACGCCGTGGCTCATTACGGCCCAAGCGGCGACTCCGGTGCACTATTTGAGCACGGCCAGTACGAACGCTACGAACGTGAAGGCAGCGGCCGGGACACTCCACAGCATTACCGCGGTAAACACGACGGCGACGATCTATTACCTCAAGATCTACGATAAGGCGACCGCCCCAACATGCGGAACGGACACACCTGTCCAGACCTACCCTGTCCCGGCGTCGGCCACGGGCGCCGGGCTGACCGTCAACCCGTTTCCAGGGTTTGCGTTCACGAGCGGCATAGGCTTTTGCCTGACGGGCGGAATTGCCGACGCGGACACAGCGAGCGCTGCCACAGGCGTAGCGATCAACCTGGGGTACAGATGAGATGATGTGGCGGGTCACACTGGCGTGCATCGTGGCGCTACTGGCGGTTTGGGCCGGTGAGGCCATAGGCCAGCAAATGCTGCTCGGAGTCGGGCACTCCACCGGCGCGTGGACCCCCGCCAGTCTGACCGCCCCTTACGCCTGGTACGATCCGACTGACTTTGCAACGATGTGGCAGGACGCCGCGAAGACAACGCCGGTAACAGCCGCCGGGCAAAACGTCTGCGCGCTCAACGACAAGTCGGGCGGGGGCTACCATCTGACTCAGAACAACGCCGCCGCGTGCCCGGTGTTGACGCTTGACGGCGCGAGCCGCCCGTATCTGGCATGCAACGGCTCGAAACAATTACTCGGCGGAACGACAAGCCTCGTTCAAAACGCCGCCCTGTTGTTTGCCGGAAGCGCTCTGCAAACAACGGCCACGGGCATGATCTGGAGCGCGCAAACCCCCGCAGGCGGGGAACTAATCGAGTATTCTTATTTTAACAATGGCGTGGGTTATGAGTTTTCTGGGAGGCGCATAACCGGCGATGCATTCTCTGTTGTGGCAGTTGGCGCGACGGACACGACATTACAGTCATATATTGCCGTGCACGATTATTCAGGCGCAACAACTACGCTCTATAAGAATGGAACAGCTATAGTGGGGCCTGTGGCGTCACAAACGGCTGGACTCACGGCCAATTCTACATCGCCCGCTACAGGTCTTTGCGGCTGGGCGGGAGGTGGATACATGGTCACATCTAACGTATATCAGGTTGTCATTGGCCAGTCACTGTCAGCAGGGGAACTGACTAGTCTAGACGCTTTTTTGCGTGGCAAAATAGGCTTATGATTACAGGAGGTTGCGGCTGTGTTTACGGTCACAATGGCGGAGATATCCGAACATGCCGGTTGTAGCGGTGATGGAATTGTACGAGGCGTAATCGGACAGTCTCTATTCACGTCAATGTATAGCAGTATAGAGTCAACAGAGGCCGTCTATGCCTTCAATCTAGACTTATCGAGCGGGCATGTAGACTTTACGGACTACACGACGGAATGCACGTCGGGCGTCGCTAACTCTTTCTTGCCATGGGGGACGAACGCCACATTTTCCGCTGGTGACGCGGTATATTTGGCCTCAGATGAGCCGACACATGAGATTCGACTGACGATAGACACTCCCGGCGTGTGGGTCGGGGGCGGTTTGGAAGTGCTTGATTCAACGGATGGGACGAGCGCAAATCGCGTGTTAACCGGCCTTGTGGACGGCTCGAACGGGTTTCGGAGCGGCCCCGGAACGTATTCGATCACGTGGACGGACCCTGCCGTGCCGCGCGTGGAATGGTCCCCCGTTCCCGGTTTCATCGCCGCCCGGCGCTGGATCGTCATTCGCCCCGTGGGCTTCATTTCGGCCACAACCTCCCCAAAAATGTCCATGACGTACATGATGGACGCCGGAATAGACTTTGGTGATGACACGGCTATTTGGAACGCCGCCATGAGTGATGGAACATTCGGAGCGACACCGAATGTTGAATGGATGGTGGAAAGCTCCGAAATATTCGTATTTCCCGCAGCCGGGCCTGGAATGGACGTGGAAGTCCACCGGAAGACGCCAAATGTCCGAGATATTGCCCTGGAATACTACTCAGTTAGCGGGACGTGGCGCGCCTTTACGGGCGTAGACGACCCGTCAGACTGGCTCAAGAACGGCCCAACGACGCTGGGCGTTGATCCGCCTGAACTCTTTCATGTGCGATGGAGTCAACCCGCCGATTGGGACATCATGTCGTTGGTTATCCAAAGCGAAAGCGACGGCGGTCCCGTCACGCTGACCGGCGCGATCATGCGCGCGCGGGTGACCTCCGTATCGAACATATCCCCGCAAGTCCCACCGCTGGCGAGAGCGCGCGCACGCTCGCTCAATCGTTCGGGGGCGGTCATCCATCTGGCCCCCGCCACCTATAGCGCCCTCACGTTTGAGGCAGGCGTCCCCCCGCTGGCTGACACTGTCGTGCAGCTTCTGAACATCAACACCGGACTCGGCGCCCTGGTCACGTTCCCGCTTGGCGTCCAGTCAAGCTCAAGCCTCCCTCTTGAGCGTCTGGTCTTTTCAACGCCGGTGGTCATTGGGGCGGGTGACGCCCTGTTGCTCACATGGCAATCTGGCGGCGTCCTTCAGAACGTCGAACTTGTGCTACAATAAGGGAGGGCGCCATGAACACGGGTTATCCAGTCGTTTACCGCATGACAGCGGCCGAGCTGGCCGCCGGAGCGGGAACCTCTCTGTCGGGCGGATTTATCGAAATCGTGGACAGCAACGGCACGCCGACAGGAGTCATGTACGTTACGGGGGCAACCGGATCATTCCCGCTAATTATCGGGAACGACCTCGCGTCATACCGTATCGCAGGGGAACACATCGAGCATTTCCGCATCGTTTATGATGTTGACGGTGTAACATGCATGAAAGCAGATCCAACTGACATCACCAAATGCAGTACAATACTTGGGATGACAGTGGATGACAACGCAATCTCTACGAATGTGGAGATAATTGGTCACGGTGAAATAGCCGTGACGAGCGGACTACTACCGGGGCACATGTGGCTTGGGGCCACAGGCACGATCACGCAGGTTTTGCCGACAACAGGGGTGTTTGTAAGTCTCGGCTGGGTTAGTAACAGTTCCAGGATGTACATAGATATCGGGCAACCGATAATCATATAAAACAAGGAGCGACACACTATGGCCGCAGATAAATACATTGCCCTAACGAGCGGTGTCCTCACCGGCACGTCCGCCGTCCAGGTTGGCGGCGCGGGCAACGCCGGTAAGATCGTGGCTCTTGCTGACACGACCGGCCTTATCGACGCCTCCATGTTCCCGGATGGCGCAACCGCTACGGTTATCGTCAACGTTGGAACGACCACCATCGCCAATGGGGACTTCGTGTACCTGACCGCCGCTGGCGTGGCCGAGCTGGCCAAGGCCGACGCTGTCGGAACCATCGCTCAGGGCTTTTGCCTTGTGGGCGGGACGAGCGGCAACCCGGTGACCGTGTATCTTCAGGGGGAAAACACCGCTAAGTCCGGTTTGACGATCGGAGCGGAGTACTATCTTGACGCCGGGACAGCGGGGGCGATCACTGCAACCCCGCCCGCAACGCCAACGAACGTGGTGCAGCCTGTTGGTTACGCCATTAGCGCCACCCGGTTGCATATGAACCGCCAGCGCATTTCTATCGTGTAATTAAGAGGCTCCATGACAACGTCCAACACGTATAATTTCAATCCGGCCGCGAGTGACGTGTTTATAGCGGCGTTTTCGCTGTGTGGATTGAGACGAACTCAAGTTGTCATGGAGCATATTGCCGATGCGAGTACTCAAGCCAACCTGTTGATGGTGGACTTCACCAATCGAAACCCCAATCAATGGGGCCTTGAGACGCAGTCCATCCCTCTGATACCCGGTCAATCGGGCTATCTGCTTACGCCACGAACGGTCTCTGTCGCCGTGGCGTACATTGAGACGTCCACGGGGGCCGTTGTGACTGGCCGCGTACTCGGGCGCATATCAGCGAGCGAGTACGCGGCGATTCCGAACAAAGCGCAACAGGGTTTTCCCAGCTCGTTCGCGCTCACGCTGACCAGTCCGCAACCAACGCTGACAGTCTATCTGACGCCGGACGCCAGTTTTGCATACACGCTGCAACTTCAGACATTCCGCCAGATGCAGGACATCAACGTTGCAGGTGGTCAAACGCTTGATACGCCTTACCGATTTTTGGACGCATTCACGTTTGGACTGGCCTCACGTCTGGCTTTAATCTATGCGCCTGATAGATTTGCGCTCCTTGAAGACCAATACGAGAAGAAATTTATCTTGGCGGCTGAGCAAGATCAAGAAGCGGTAAATATTTACATTTCGCCTAGTCTTGTGGGTTATTTCAGATGAGCTATCGTCCACGCGGGAGAGCGCGGGTTGATCCAGATAGCCCCCGCCCGTTCGCGGTGTGCGACAGGTGTGGCTTTCTGTTCAATCATCATGATCTAGCCTGGCAATTCCAGTACCAGGGCGCCGGTCTTCAGAACAAGCGCATTCTCGTGTGCGAGAATTGCCGCGACAGACCGTCTCAATTCCTCCGAACGATCATTCTCCCGCCGGACCCAACGCCGGTGTTTAACCCGCGCCCGGAATTCTACAGCATTGATGAGGCGGGGAGTTACCCGCCCGCGCCGGTCGCGGGGGTTTCCTATCTGTTGGGCGGCTCGCCCTTGGCCAACGTTCCGCTCGGGGGTTCATGATGGCGGCGAAACTGTTCAACCTGGCGCAGATGGTTTGCTCGACCGTGGGGACTGGTCCGGCCATCCTTGTCGCCGCCACGTCCGGCTATCGCACGTTCGTGGCGGCTGGTGTGGCGAGCGGCGACCTCGTGAGCTACTCCATATCGGACCAAAACCAGCACGAGTACGGCGTGGGCGTGGTGACGATCACCGGGCCGACAACAAGCATGACGCGCCTTATGACGGGCTCGACAACGGGCGCCATCCTGGCCCTCAGCGGCGCATCGATCGTCACGCTCACGCCTCGCGCCGAAGACCTGACGACGCCCACGCTGACGCCTGGAAGTTGGTCAATCGTCACGACCCCTGCGTCTGTCGTGACGGCTGTGTCCAAGACGCTCTATGTCGTCACCGGGCAAACCGCCCCCGTCTCCATCGCCCTGCCCCCTACGGCTGTGGCGGGTGACGCGGTGGCGGTTTACATGGCGGATCTCGTATCAACAAGCACGGTCACGGTGAACGCGGGAGCGGGTGGCGCAATCGGCCCCTACGGGCAAAACCACAGCTTCGGAGTGCAATACGCATTCTACGTCTATCGTTGCATAAGCGCGCACAACTGGATCGTCGAAGTCGATCCGGTTCTGAAGCCGCTCCGCTACAAGGCGTCGAGCGTCCAGATAGGCGTCATCCACGGTGGATCACTGCTCTATATGGACAGTTCGGCGGGCGTCCGCACGATCACAGTCCCGGCCGACGCGACAGACCCGCTCCCCGTGGGATTCCAAACGGAGCTGATGCGCTTCGGGGCGAATGACGTCACGCTTGTTGGTGAAGCGGGGGTGGCGATCGATGCCGGAGCGCCGTTGACGTTCCCGGCCCTCTACTCACGGGGCGTCCTGACGAAGGTCAATCCGAATGAATGGACGTGGAATCTCTACGGTTATGTCACTCCCGGTGAAGTTTCGGTCTCCGCCACGCCGGGGCGCGGAGACATCCTGTATCGGGGCGCCACAGAATGGTTGCTGCTCGCTCCAGGGACCGCCGGGCAGGTGCTCAGAACAAACGGGCCGGGCGCTGATCCATCCTGGCAAACATACCCCGCCACAGGGGCCGTAACGCTTGCGGCAAGCCCGGCCACGTCCACAGTAGTCACCGATGCTCACTGCACCATATCAAGTCATATCAACCTGACATCAACGACACTGCACGCGGCAAACAGTTACGCGAGCCTGTACGTCATTCCTGGTAATGGTTCATTCACGGTATACCATCCCGAGAACGCCTACCCAGATAGAACATATAGCTACGAGATTGTATGATGTTTACGAGAAATATTCTTGCACTTATCGCCGTGCTGGCATCATCCCAAGCATTGGCCCAGCACACGTTCAACCGAGACGATGGGACGTTTTCAGCCCCTGCTACAACGGACGTCACTTTTACGGCGACGGGCTCTGGCGCCATCCAGCGTATGATCGATGCGCATATCAAGGACGGCCCCATCAGCGTCAAGGACTTCGGGGCGTCCGGGTCGAGCACAAGCACCACAGGAACGATATCTGCGGGATCAGCGACGCTCACGCTGGCGGGAGCGATCGACTTTGTGAACGGCCAGGGCGTTCGCGTCAACCACGCGGGCGCGGCCTACGCCCTCAACCCGCCCACGGGCCTAGGTGTTGCCAATGTGGGCACACCGGGAACCACCACTTACACGTACACGGTGAGTTGCTTCGATAACTCCGGCGGCATCGACGCCGCGCTCACGACTGTGGCAACCACGACCGGCAACGCCACGCTGAACACCACAAATTACAACACGGTTAGCTGGACGGCGCCGACTGGCACAGCGCCCGCGGGATGCGCGGTGTGGGGCAATATTGCGGGCTCGCTGTCTCTCCGTGCATTGCTGCCCGGAACGTTTCATGGCGCCCCTGTCGTCTCATGGGACGATCACGGCTATGCCGCGACCACTGCGCCGGACTGGCTGGGATCGACGCCGCCAGCGACGCAGGCGGCTGACTGGCTCGTGACAACGATCAATGCGGGGGGTGGAACAACGACGCTCACATTGGCGGCAACCGCTACGACGGCGGCAACCGCACAGTTGGCGGCGCATGACGACACGTCCGCAATAACGCATGCAATCGGGTCGGTTTGGCCCGCGGGAGGTCATGTATATATTCCGAAAGGGACGTACAATACCAGCGACAGAATAGCCATTGGTTCGGCGCCAAACAAGATAACGGGGGCTGGCTGGGGAAACACCTTCATAAACCCGGTCTCTCCGTCTTCAGATGTGTTATGGCAGGGAAGCGGAAGCCCTGGGTTAACGAATATATCAGATATTAATATTTCAAGCGCGTTCATGCGCACAGGCGGAGCCGGTATAAACGCGCTTGGCGGCCCCAACATGACCATAGATAACATCCATATGTATAGGATGTTCAACGGCATGAGCCTATCCAATAACGGAGTACGCGTTACTAATGCTAACATTCGGAATACGGCGCCAACATATGGCGTAGTATTGTTGTATCCAGCCGCCAACGATCAATATTTTGTTGGCGTTATAGCAGATAGCACAGACCCTCAGCCACGCGCTTGCATTGAGGTCACTCAGAATGGGGGATTGCTCGGCCTCAATAGTGATTTCATCCATTGTGGGACGGGAATGCTAATTGACCCCCAGAACGGGCAATCCGTTAAGTGGATCTTTTTTAGTGGCGTTGCGTTTGACACTTCGTCTGGAGATGGGATTTACATAAATCCGGCCGCCGGTGGGGAGGTTGTTGGCGCGTTTTTCACTGACTCGTGGACGGCGTCAATGCAAGGGCATGGGGTTCATCTCGGGTCAACGGGGACTATCAGCGAAACCAGCTTCTCATCTCACCGCAGTCAGAATAACCAGAAGCACTGCTATTTTGTCGAGGGCGGAGAGATATCCGTGGTCGGTTCGGTCGGCACGCACTGCTCTCTCGCGGGATCAGGATTATACGACGGATTTGCAGCTACGAATGCTGACAATATTAGTCTGGTAGGAAATAGGTTTGGTAAGGTATCAGGAGTTCTATACAACAACCAGAAATACGGTATTGAATTTATAAGTGGTGGCACTGTCACATTGGCAAATATCGTAGCAAATGACGTATCTTACAATGTCACTGGCGGAATGAACTTTGCAGGAACAATATCTGCACAGCAACAAATGGTTGGAAACGTTCCGTCTACTGGGGAGACAAACATAAACTTCGGTGGAACATTCCAGGGGCCTAAGATGGCATCGAATGTTCTGGTTTCCACCGGGGCGCTTCCGACGCCAACAGGAACATGCGCCATCGCCACGCAAACCGGAGGAACGTCCGCAGGAACCTTTACCGCTTCGGGGGCATGCGCCGGTGGAACCGTTGTTCTCACGTTTGCGACGACTGTCTCGCACGGGTTTTCCTGCACGGCGCACAACCGAACCACCCCCGCAAACCTCATGAATCAAACCGCGACGACGACCGCGTCAGTAACATTCACGGGGACCATGGCTAACGCTGACGTTGTGTCCTTTAGTTGTATAGGCTACTGACATGACGCGGCGGTTCTTCACCAGGGTTGACATTGACCCGCGCAACCCGGAGGCGCGCGGGATCTGCGACCGTTGCGGGCGGCAACACACTCTCTCGACGCTCCGCTGGCAATTCCAGTACACGCCCGGCGGCTTGACGAACCTAAAAATTCTCGTGTGCAAGACTTGCCGGGATGATCCGTCCGTGTTCCTGAAAGCGCTCTTCCTTCCGCCAGACCCGCAGCCTGTGTTCAACGCGCGCCCGGAATTCTACAGCATTGATGAGGCAGGGGGTTACCCGCCTGCAATCCAGGGCGTCTCCTATCTGTTGGGCGGGTCTCCCATGGCAGACGCCCCGCTCGGGGGTTCGCAATGAGCTACACATATTCAACATTTATCACGGCGCTCGCAGTCGAAATGGTTGTGCCAGAGACTGACGCGGATCTGGCGAGCGCCCTCCCGCAGATCATTGACGACGCGGAACAACGCTGCTACCGCGAGCTGGATTTGCTGGGCACGATCGTGCGCGACAACACGGGCGTTACAGTCGCCAATAGCCGTGACTTCGCCCTCCCCTCGTCCCTTGGCCGCTTCGTCGTCGTGGAAGGCGTGAATGTGTTCCCCGCTTCCACGCGAGTCCCACTCGCCGCTGTGTCGCGGGAGGCCATGGACGCCTTTTGGCCATCCGAGATTGCCGGATCAAGCGCGGATTATCCCAGCATGTACGCCATGCTGACGGACCAGACTCTCTTGTTCGGCCCGGCGCCGGGCGCGATCATGGCGGTGGAGGTGATTGGCACGATACGTCCTAATGCCCTTTCAGCGGGCAACCCAACGTCCTTCCTGTCGCTCTACCTGTCGGATGTGTTCTTCGCCGCCGCAATGGTCGCGGCTGCGGGGTATATGAAGAATTACGGCGCACAGGCGGACGAGCCGAAAATGGCGGTATCCTGGGAACAGATGTTTCAAACCCGCCTCCAGAGCGCGAGCCGGGAAGAGGCGCGCAAGAAGTATGGATCGTCGAGCTGGACGGCCAAATCGCCCGTGCAGGCGCAACCGGAACGAGGTTAAACATGCCGTGGCAGGCCGTACAGCTCATTCCAGGCATGAACGCCGAAAAGACGCCCACGCTCAATATGGGCGGGTATTCAGCCATGGACGCCGGACGCTTTAAAGACGGCATGTTCCAAAAACTGGGCGGCTGGGTGCGCTATGTCTCCGTCAACATCGACGGCATCCCGAAATTTATGCACACGTACCAAGACTTGGCGGAAAACAAACGCCTGACGATTGGTACAACTGCGGAACTGGACGACATTACGAACGGTGTTTACTCGGATATAACACCGCAAATACTTGTAACAGACTCTGCCGTGAACTTTGCAACCACGCTAGGTTCCAATTTAGTCACAATAACAGACACGACTATAACCAACATTACGACGTATGATGTGGTCTTTCTCAACACGCCTGTTTCTGTCGGTGGGCTTATCCTGTCAGGGGCCTATCCGGTTATGGCGAACATCACGCCCACGAGCTATCAGATAGCCGCCAGCAAACCCGCCTCCGCAACTGTCGTCGCGCCCGGCGGCTCCATTCCGGGTTTCACGACGACAAGCGGCTCGGCCAACTTCACCATGCATCTTGTCGCGCACGGTCTCAGCGTGGGCGGGGACGTTATCCTGCCGCTGGCGACGACAGTCGGCGGGCTGACGATCCAGGGGCGCTACATCGTCCAAACCGTTACGGACGTTGATAACGTCGTCCTGACGGCCACGCATGAGGCGTCTTCATCCGCAGGGCCGACGCCCATGAACGGGGGCCAGGCTGGGTTCAAATATTACATCGCCATCGGGCCGCAGGCGACAAGCGGCGGATATGGCACGGGGACATATGGCACGGGCGGATATGGCACGGGCACGGCCATAACCGGGCAAACCGGCGTGAACCTGACGGCTACAGACTGGAGCCTGGATAATTGGGGCGAACTTCTCATAGCGAACGCCGAGAATGATGGGATTTTCTACTGGGGGCCAGCGTCAGGCTTTAAGAACGCCTCCATCATCGCGACTGGGCCAGTGTACAATTCAGGCGCGTTCGTCTCAATCGCGCAGCAAATCCTAATATCCTGGGGCTCAACGCAAATAGCGTCCATAGGCGTATACCACGATCCATTGCTTGTGAAATGGTGCGACGTTGGCAACTTCTTCAACTGGACCGCCACAATCACCAATCAAGCGGGTGAATACCGTATTCCGACAGGGTCTCGCATCATGGGCGGCGCGGCAACACCTCAGCATAACCTG